AAAAATTTCTTAAATCTGGGGTTGAATCAACAGAATTAATATATTCTTTAAGTACTTGTTTTTGAGAAATAGTTAAAGTATCATATTTATTATTAAATTTTTCTAGTAATACTTTATATGTAAGAGTTCTTACATCCTTATCATATGTTGAGAATTCTTTAAGTACTATTTGTTTTGAATCTTGGTTAACTTCTTTTTTAGTTAAATGTTCTAATAAAGTAACTTTATTATCTACTAACTGTGTGGGATTGGAAATAGAAGGTGAATTAATATTTTCTATTAATGTATATAAAGCTGCTAATTCTTTATAGTTTGATATTTTAGAACCGAAAAAAGATTCTAAATTATAATGTTTTTTAATTTCATTAATTAAATTATATTTTTGTTTTTTTAGAGATTTTCTATTAAATTTGGTAGATGCCTCTAATATAGTATCAATTACTAATGTAGCTCTACCTTCAGTTACTACTTTAGATTTAAGTACAGATTCATATAATTTATATTCTTTACCTAAAGAAGTGTTTACAAAATATTCTTTTAAGATATCTATAGCGGGTGAATTACCACCTTTAAGTGTATCAGCGGTAATCTGGCGTACTAACAGTTCAAATAATATCCCTGTGTTTTTGTACTTTGAGTGTTTTATTTTCATCAAAAAATATATTTATTTATAAATATGTAAAGTTTTTTACTTCTTTAATTGGTTTTCATCTAATAGTTTACTCTCGTCTTTATCAGACTTAAATACTAAATTCTTTTTATCTAAAGCTTCAAATATTTGTTTATTTTTTAAGAAGGATACTTTAGCACCTTCAAGGGCTAATGGGCTACCACCTTTAAAATTGTTACGTATAGAGTCAGAATCATTTTTATCTTTATTTTTCATACCAGCAACTCCTAATCTATCCTTACCAAAGTTAGAATCTTGTTTATTTCTACTAGTAATTGTATCTTGTGGACGACCTAATTTAGGATCATCTTCATTATAACCATCAGGTACATTACCTGGATCAGACATTGTTCTTCCTTTGCCATATAATGAAGCTAAATCATGAGGTGTACCATATGATTTACCTGTTTCTACAGGATCATTTCCTTCTGCTTCAATTTGAGCTATTCTAAATTTACGTTTAGCATCTTCCCTAGATAAGTCTCTATATTCATCATATTGATCTTCACTAAAATGGTATACGTTATCATAAATCCAATCAGATGGTACTAAACCTTGTTCTAACATAGTACCAGCTAATTCAGTTTTAGATTTTAATAATTCAATTTTTTCTTGTTCTAATACTATTGATGGGCTAGCCATCTGTAATGTAAAATTAGTTAAAGTTTCATCTGTATAACCTTGAGTATATAAATGGACTAAAGCAATTTTATTTAGTTCGGATAGTATTATTCTTTGAAGTCTTTCAATAGTACGAGCAAATCTAATATCTTGTGCTGCTAAGGTTGATTTACCTTCAATATCTTCTTCATACCCTAAAAATGCTTTTGGTATTTTAAGTGCAGCAAATAATTTACCTCTTAAATATTCTACATCTTGGATACCATCGTACTGTAATCCGGGTGCAGTTTCAATTTTAGTTGTTTGATCATTTCCACGAACAGGGATGTAAAAATCTTCCAACATGTTTTGTTGATTGAATTTTAAGTTATATTCACCTGTTTTATTATCCTGGAATGGTGTACGTTTTAAATTACTAATTGTTTTTTGCATAAATGCATCTATCTCGTTTGGAGGTATAGAACCAACATTCATGTAAAAAATACGTTTTTCAGGGGCACGAGAAATTCTATGAATTAACATTGCATCTTCCATTAAAACATATTGTTTATATAATTTACGAGCAGGTTCTATATATGATCTACCATAAGGTAAATAATTAACATCAGATATTAATCTAAAATGAGCCATTTCATAATTGTCAAAGAATATACCAGTTTCATTCATTAAATTACCACCACCTGCTCCTGGAACTGGATACATACCTGAACTTAAGTTGTCCATTCCATCCATAGCATATCTATATCTGATAGCAGATGGGTTTTCTGGGTCGAATCCTTCTTGTCTTTCAATATGATAAGCGGTATAAGGTACTACATTGTAAACACCAAATTTTTCTGCTATATCCAATTTTAAGAAAAAATCACCATATTTACACATTTGGCGTATCCACATCCATAAATTAAACTCTACATTTAATACATCATAAAATAAATTATATAGTATTTTTTGTATGTCTTCATTAGCACTTCTAATTTGAAGCACTTCACCCATATCATTTTTTAAAGTAGACTCATCAGCTAAAATATCTAAAGCAGAAGCAATAATAGCATCATTATCCATTACATCATATTCTGAATATAATTGGGGTCTTAAATATTGGTAATTGATATTAAATTGGGCTCCATATAAAGATGATGGACTGGTAGAAAATATTCTATTATATCTGTCCATTAATGAATTTGTTTCTAATTCACCTGTAGATTGGATTTTACCACTATCAATTACTTTAATTTGATTACCCCCAACATTTCTAATAATTACATCAGTTGAAAATAATCTTTTTAATCTTGTAAATACGCTTTTATCAGCCATAATTTATTATTATTATTATAAATATTACCTAAAGAAGCCATCTAATATCTTCTTTGTTACCCCCCATATCTTGATGATAAGGATTATCAGACCCTTTTGAAAAACCATATCCTCCTTGGTATTCTGTTCTATTTACCGTCATACCCCCCAAAGCATTTTTAGTAGCTTGTAAACCTTGCTGTCTTAACTTTAATGCTGTATCTCTAATATACATAGCTATACCAAAAGACATTACTAAATCATCATTATACCCACTTTGTGCTTCTGCCCTGTTGTTTTTCCATATAAAGGTTTTCATTTCTTCTAACAACCTTTTTGATTGTATCGTTACTCCTTTATCACTAATATACTCTTGAAATTTACCTATTACCATAGGCCTAGTCCTAGAAGACATTGTAAAACCAGCTACCATTTTGGAGTGGTCTTGATATTTATCAAAATACGAATTAGCATTTGGGGAGTCACTCTTTTGTGAATAGTAAAGGTTAGGATATTGTCTATCTAAAGCAACTTGTATAGTTGCCCAACCTATATTAGCATTTTCTATTACAAGCATTGCTTCATTATATTCAGTAGCTAAACCAACTAATAAATGTCCATATTCTTTTGTACCTAATTGACCTTTATATTCAGCAACTTGTACATTATTTGCAACATCAATTACATGACATGCTGAATAATCTTTTCCATCTCCACGAGCAACATCTGCTACTACTACATAATCTCTTGTGTAATCAGGTGATTCCCAAACCCATAAATTTTGGTCCGCTCCTCTTCTTTCCATAGGATCTTTTATATAAGTTTTTTCATAAAAGTCTATGTATTCAGGATAAAATACAATATCACCAGAGGTGCTAAAATCACAATCACATTCTTGTGCCGCCATTCTAGGATCACCCAGTAATTCATCTTGTGTATCTCTCCACTTTTGGTCTCTTTCTGGGTGAACATACCATGGGAGTTTTATAGGTAAAAATTGATTTTCTCTATTTTCTGCTCTAACCCATGTTTGATGAAACCAATTCCCAGTACCATAAGGAGTAGATAATGCTATACAACCACCACCAGTAGCTAGTGTTTGTTGAGCTGAGGCCCAAATTTCTCCAATATTATCAATAAAAGCCGCCTCATCAATTAATAGTAAAGATACTGCTTCGGATCTACCAGCATCACTTGAGGCTGATGTTGCTTTAATTTGTGATCCATTTGCTAATCGTAAGGTTAATTTATTATTTTCAGGGGCATCTATTTTAAGCCATGAAGGTAAGTTTTCATACATGAATTTTACCTTTGTTACCATGTTTTTAGCTGTTTCTTGCTTGGTTGCAATACAAAGAATGTTTTTATCCTTATGAAATGTCATTAACCATAATGAATAACCCGCACCTAAAGTAGAGATACCTAGCTGTCTAGATTTTAATACTACACTATATGGATTTTCTTGGAATAACGTTAATACTTTTTCTTGGAATGGGTATAGATTAAACTGTATGCGCCCTCGTTGTGGATGCTGTATATAACAGTACTTACGCATAAAGTGTACTGGGTCTTGGGCACATTTTAAGTATTCTTGGCGTATTACTTTTTTTAAATCAGACATACTATTTTACTAAAAGTACAGCAACTAATACCGCTACTACTCCAGCCCCTGCTGTTAGTTTATTTTTAAATTTTTGCTTTTTAATTTCAAGCTTTAATTTATTATTAAGTTCTTGGGTAACTTCTAATTGAGAACTTTTTGTATTTATTATAGAATTGAAATTATTAATCTTAAAATTAAGATTATTAATAACACTATCTTTTAACATAACTTTATTTTCTAGTAAAGAATACTTTGTGTTAATTAAACTTAATTCTTTTTTAAAACCATCCCCTATTATTAAATCTTTAATTACTAGACGAACTATTGGTTTCTTTAATTGAATCGAAGTACTGTCTATAACGTTCTGCGAAAAACTGTTCAAGCTCATCATCCCCAAAAGAATCAACATTATTAACTTTTTCATTTGTTTGTCTTTTTAATGTAACTATTTTGATATCTTGTTTATTAATTTCCTGGTCTAGTTTATTTATTTGACCATTTAAAGTATCAATTTCTAATGTCAATTCTTCGTTTATACTATGTAAGGAATTAATTTTATTTTCTAATGCTTCTATTTTACTATTATACTCATTGATATACTCATCTTCATTGGAAGAATACATATTAATTAAATAATAAGCACCAAAAAATACTATAGCAATATATAAAAACCTTTCTTTAGATGACATTATATCTTTTTATTATCTAGGATATTTTCTAGTTCTTTTTTTAATTTAGTTTTTGCCTTTAAAGTTTTTACTAATTTTTCTTTATCAGCACCCTCTGCTTTAGAATATTTTTTAGCTAATGATTTCATCTCACGAGTTAATAGTGCTAATTCTTCTTTTGCTTTAGCTAAACCTTTAGTTTTTTTAATATCAGATTTAGTTGGTTCTTTATCTTCATCTTCAGTTACAGGATTTTCTTCTTTATCTCCTGCTAAACTCTTTAAGCTATTTATTGCTATCTTAAATTTTGAATTTTGTAAAAAATCGATAGATTCATCTTCTGACATTTGGTTATAAAAATCTAGTATTGCTCTAGCAGCAGATGAAGCATCTGTAATATCACTGTTTATTTTTGACATAGTAGCAGTAGGAATTTCTTCTTCATCAATAGTCATAGGATTTATTAATTGTCCTTTACTAGCTAACCTATTAACAGCAGAATTTTGACTTGTTTTATAAACATCATCATATGCCTTTTTAATGTCGCCACCATAAAACCTATTAGTAATCATTTTACCTAACTTTCCTAATTGGTCTTGGGTTAAGGTATGTTCTTTTCCAAAACCTTCTAAATAAAATTGACCTATATCTTCATAGTCATAAGTAAAATCTTCACCTCTTGGTGTTGCGTTTTCATTTAAACGAAGTGATTCTGCTCTATCAGTTATAGCTTGAACAAATCCTCTTGTATAATACTTAGTATCGAGTCTATTATTTAATTGGGATTTATTAAAATGCATATCAAATGCATATTCACCATCGTCATATCCTATGTCTTGTAAATCGGCTAAACCTACATTAGCTTCTTCTATTCCTGCTTCTTTTTTAGCTACATCTAAATCTTTAACTGCTGCAGTTAATTCTTTAGTTTTAGCAATTTCTTCATCAGTATCTTCAGATAATGTAGAAATAATGTTTTCTTTTATATAGTTCTTTAATTCAGATTTTTTCATTATAATAAGGTTTTATTATAAATATGTTAAAGATTAGTAAACTTTAATATTTGTTGAATTCGTTCTTCTGTAGATCCAGATATTTTTTCTATTGTATTACATTTATGACCATATCTTTTAATTAATGTTGTAATAGTAAAATCAATTAAATCTCTATAGTGTTCATCTGTCTCACGTATACCATTATCTTCAATTTCTATTCCATGGGGAGATATATAAAATATATAATCATATTCTCTGACAAATTCATTAGCATATGTTTCAAATGCTTCTTTATCTTGATAGGGTATTGATTTAGCATTCATTGTAAACGCCATAACATCAAATACTGTTCTATCCGTAATAATATTATCTTGGATTAATTCACCACAACGTTCAGCTAAAAATACTGTTTGTCCTTTTAATGTTGAGTCAGTATTTAAAGGGATACCTAATGACATTAAATGTTGACTACGTTCAGTAGCAAAATTGTAATCTTTAAATTGTGGTAACTCTTTTAAGGCATTAACCAATGTCGTTTTACCCACGCTCATTGTACCGCATAAACCTATTTTCATATTTTAGTTTCTATAATCTGAAAGATGTGCTTTCATTGATTGATTTTTATAATAAGGTAATCCTTCTCTTTGTTGTCTAATTTCACTCCATTCTTCCTTAGTATGTTTTATACCATATAGATGATATTCAGCATTTTTGTTTTTACCTTCAGGAATTAAAGCAGGACCATCCCAATTATGAAGTTTATTATCCCACACATACGCGATAGTACCATCTGCTTTTTTTAATTTTTTACTTTGTGGAAATGGTGTTTTTTCTGATTTAGCCATAGTTTTTATTTGTTATTAATATACGAAATTTATTTTAATTTTCCAAAAGTGCTTCAGCAACATATGTCCCTTGTGCACCACTTACCGTTATACCTCTAGCTGATAGAGCATCGCCAACAAAGTGTACGTTGGGATACTTGGTGAGGGCTAAATTAGTATAATCGACAAGTGGCTCAGGTGATAGGTATTTTACTTCAGGCACATAAATACCCCAATCATCTTTAAGTGTTGGAAATACTTTTTTCATGTCTTCAATAAAATCATACACATACATAAAGTATGGTTGCATTGCTTTTGATATTTTATGTAATGTATCTACTTGAATAGCTGATACATTTACACCTTCTGATGTTGTAGATGGTTTTCTACTTGGGCTATAATATAATCCTGTACCATCTATTTGTAATTTTTTAACTACATCTCTAGACCAATCAAATGGTTT